AGTATTTTACTTCACAGAAGCGAGCAAAAAATGTAGCTGCGAATGAAGCTAATGCAGTCGGCAATTACAGATTGCAAACTGAAATGGTGAAACAGGGCTACAAAACAAAAGAATGGCGCTCAAAAGAAGATTCACATGTCAGACCCACACATGCGAATGTTGACAAAAAGAGAATTAATATTTTTGAGCCGTTTGAAGTTGGAAATTCGTTGATGATGTTTCCAAAAGACCATTCGCTAGGCGCAGAGGTAAAAGAAATAGCAGGGTGTAGATGCAGTCTTAAATATTACAAATAATGAGCAACTTGTAAGGAAACTTATAGGTTGCTTTTTATTATACAAAAAATTTGCAGTTGTGCGTTAAACAACAGAAAAACTCGGCGGGAGCGACCCGCGATAACAAAAGCGTGAGTTACGGAGGTAATTGAAATGACAAGAAATGATGTTTTGAAGCTTTTTCCGGACGCAACGGATGAGCAGATAACAAATCTGCTTAACAAGAGCGGTGAGGAAATGGCAAGAGAGAAAGAGAAAACCAATCAGTACAAGGCTAAAGCTGACAAAGCTGACGAGCTACAGACACAGCTTGATGAGCTACAGAATGGCAACATGACGGAGCTTGAAAAGGCAAATAAAGCCTTAGAGACAGCCAATCAGCAGATTGCCAAGCTACAGAAAGATAATGCTGTCAGAGATTTACGAGAGAGTGCAATGTCTGATTTTGGAATTACTGCAGAACAGGCAAAGACAGTAGTAAAAGAGGATGGCTCTTTTGACACAACATCACTTGGCAAGATTATTTCCGACATGAAAGCCAATGCGATAGCAGAGTATGAGAAAAACGCACTCAAAGGTACTCCCAATCCAAACAATGGCGGTAAAAAAGATGAACCCGACTCAAAGCCAGCAGATGTAGCCAATGCAGAACAAATCTCATTCGGCACAGTTGCAAGTGCTGAAAGTCAAAACAGCTATGTAATTTAAAACAGGAGGTAGAACGATGGGAAAGCCAATCGTAAGAGATTTTACACAGGGTAAAGGAATTTTAAAATTTTTCCCTTATGAGGGTGCAGCGTGCCTTGTACCACAGACTATGGTAACAAGCGCAGACACAAACGGAATGAAGATTGTACCGGCCGGTACACCATTCCCAAGCAACGATGCAGAGTGCAAGGGTTATCTGTTACACGATGTAGATGTAACGATGGGTGGCGCACCTGGAACATATGTATATCAGGGAACTATTGATTGGGAGAAAGTTAAGTCACTTTCAATCGCAGATGAAGCTAGAACTGCAACACCTAGAGTTACTTTCTATGGCGCACCAAAGATTGTAGCAAGTCAGGTTTAAAAGGAGGTAGAAGAACATGGCATTACCATTAGCAGAAGCATTTACAGCGAGAAGCCTCGGTGTAATGTGGGATAACTACAAAAAGACATTAGGAACTGCCCCTTATCTTGGCAGACAGAAATTCGGAACACGTAAACAAGACTCGCTCGACCTTAGATTCATCAAGGGCAAGAACGGACTGCCGGTATCGCTCAAAGCTTCAAACTTTGATGCACAGGCAGAGTTAAGAGATGTTGGAGGTTTCTCTGACATTCAGAACTCAATGCCATTTTATCGTGAGGGATATATGGTAACAGAGAAAGAGGAACAGGAGTACGACAATTACAGAACTTCTGAAAACTCTAGCCTTGCCAATAACGTATTACGTGAAATTTCAAAGAAACCAATGATGTTAATTGAGGGCGCATTAGTTGTACCGGAGAGACAGGTTTGGCAGTTACTTGCACCTACAGATGGTGTACCAAAGGTAAAGGTTGTGCTTGGCGATAAGAACTATGTCGTTGATTACACAGCCGACAATGGCGCAGAGCATAAAGAAAAGCACTTTAAGTCGATTACCGGCACAAGTGCATGGGATAAGCCTACCACATGTGCACCACTCGATGACCTTATTACAGCTCGTAGAGACTTTGCAAAGGCTACAGGATATTCTCTTACACGTTTCACCATGAATACAGAGACTTGGGAAATGGTACTTAAGGCAGAGGATACAAAGAAACAGGTACTCGGTATTACTGCTTACAATGGCGGTATCAGATTACAGCAAGGACAGGTTACTGAATACCTTAGAGGATATGGTATCGAGATTGAAGTATACGACAAGCTCTATGTTGACGAGGCAGGACAGACACAGTACTTTGTGCCAACAGGCATTGTATCTGCACAGTCTGCCGGAGTATTCCTTGGCGATTACACATTCGGTAAGACACCAGAGGAAAGAAGCGGAAGTATCACAGACGGAAACCTCTCACTTGTTGAGACTGGTGTATCTGTATACACATATGCTACAAATCATCCTATCAATACTCACTGTATCGTATCTATGATTGGATTACCTACATTTGAGGGTATGGATAGCGTTATGGTTCTCAAAGTTAAGGAGGATTAAGGCTTATGATAGCAACGCACTCTATAAAGCATGATGGAGTGTGGTATAAAGTCGGAGACGAGGTACCGGAAAGCAATAGCAATTCGGTACCTTCTGATTTTATGAACCCACCTGAAACACCATACACAAAGACGGAAATTAACAGAATGTCAACAGCCGGCTTAAAGAAGCTTGCGAGCGAAAATGGTATTGAAAATGCCACAGAAATAAATGGCGGTGACTTGAAGAAAATGTTAATTGAAAAGTTTGGATTATAAGGAGCTTGGCATGGAATACACCACATTAGAGCAAGTCAAAATCAGACTTAAACAATTTCATATTGATACAGTCACGAATGATGATGAAACAACATCTGATGTGGTTGTATTCGATAAAAAGGAAGATAACCCACTCATTGAACAGCTCATTAAGCAAGCCACGGAAGATGTAAAGGCAAAAAGGTGTTATCCAGACACTTTCACTGATGATGATATAACTGCTGATTTAAAGCAGTTTGAGAATGTCGTTATCAATCTTGCTGTCTACGACCATTCACAAGCCGGTGAGAACTACATGAGCGCTTTAAGTGAGGGTGGAGTGAGCCGTACATGGAAAGACAGAGATAAGCTGTTTGTCGGAGTATTTCCTTTTGTCAAAGTACTATAAGCAAAAGAAGATTGTGCGTTACCATTTTACTAATGTCGGTAAAGTGGTAGCAGGCGGTACACATTAAGAGGTGGTGGGCGGTGTGCCAATTACTAAAGACGAAAGGCTGTAAGATGAATAATTTAATCTATCAGACATACATTATTGCCTTGCCAATTGTCCTGACAGCGCTTTTGGGTTATATTGTTTGGCTTTTACAAGAGCAGAAAAAACAAAAAGCAATAGACACAAAAGAAAGAAACGAGCGTATTGAAGAGGAAAAGAAGCTACGACAAGCAAACGGAAAAGGTACAATGTTACTTTTACGAGTACAGCTTATCGAATACCATGACAAGTACATGAAGCTTGGCGAAATTCCCTCATATGCGTATCAGAATTTTTGCGAGATGTATGACGCATACCACGCACTCGGCGGTAATGGTATGGTAACAAAAATGAAAAATGAGATTGAGGAAATCCATTTAGGCAAAGGAGGTAAAAACTGATGGACTTTACACAAGTACCTACAGTAGTTGCTATTATGGTAATTACTTATTTAATCGGATATGCTTCAAAGCAGATACCACAGGTTAAAGATAATATCATTCCTATTATCGTAGGTGTAGCCGGTGGAGTACTCGGTATTGTTGGAATGTTTGTAATTCCCGGTTATCCGGCAAACAACATTCTGGACGCAATAGCAGTTGGCATTGTGTCGGGCATGGCAAGTACCGGCGTTAATCAGATTTACAAGCAGATAAAGAAAAATGCTTGACATCAATAAGCAAGCCATGAAGTATGCGCTTCAAGGTCAAACTGTCACAGTTTATGAAAAAGACGAGGACGGAAATCTAAAGTTTTACGAAACAAAGGACGGAGAGAAGATATATTACACGCACGAAGAAACAGGCTTTTCAGAACCGGTTAATTTTCGGGCGAATATATCGTTTGACGGAGGAGAAGCACAGAACAAGGAATATGGCTTTAATACGGCTGATTTTGACGCTGTTTTGCTGA